CGATAATCAAGTTGTAGTTGATGGATGGAGTGGCAATGTAGGGAACACACTATCTGGAACTTATTCGCTATCAAGTGGCAACTGGTATATGATTAGACTAGATTACTATCAAACGACAGGTAATGCCAGTGTTCTGCTTGAGTGGAAAAAACCATCTGATGGAGCAAAATCGACCATTCCTGCGATGTATTTGACGCAAGCAAATACAACTATCGATGGAGGTCAAATTCTAACAAATTCAATCTCTGCTGCAAGTATGAAAGTTGGGACTATTACAGCGGCTTCCGGTATCCTAGCAAATGCATCCATTACCACAGCAGTAATTGCCGATGGTACTATTACACATGCAAAAATTGGCTTAGGAGAAATTCAGACGGCCAATATTGCAACTGGCAATATTACAACGGCCCTAATTCAAGATGCATCTATTACAAATGCAAAAATTGCATCTATTGATGCTAGCAAAATTACAGCAGGATATATAAGTGCCGGAATTATTTCGGGTGGAACTATAACTGGATATATGATTGCTGCTAACACGATTTCCGGAAATAATATAGCAGCTAGGACAATATTGACAGATAACCTGCAAGCTGGCGCAGTAACCGCAACTGAAATTGCTGCTGGTTCTATTACTGGCGACAGAATACAGGCGGGAACAATTACTGGCGATGAAATTGCTGCTGGTTCTATTACAACACAACATATCACAACGCAAGGTTTAGATGCTCAAAGTATTTCGGTTTACAATAGCCAAACTGGACAAACCTTAATCGGTACTGGATATGTTCGTGTAGACGGACTTGATGTTGGCGTAGTGCAATCTGATAACTTGCTTGCTAATGGTCTATTTTTAACTTCTTCATCTATGTATGGATTTAGAAGAAGTAATAATGCAGGTGACAGCATTTATGGTCAGCAACCATTGATTTCAGGCTCCAACCAAATATGGAAATATGATTTGTCCGGAAATACAATTGTAGATAAGGTAACGATCAATGGAAAGCGCCCTGCGTTTATGGCAATTGATGAAACCGGGACATACGGCTATGTGACAACACAAGGAGACAACACATTAGCGCAAATCGATCTAGTTCATGACACTGTTATACAAACCTTGCAAATGGGTACTGGCCCCGGAAGAATCAAGAGCAACGGGGATAATAAGCATATGTTTGTTCTAAACACTGATCCTAGCGACATGGCAACACCGGACTCTTTGTTTGTTATTGATAGGCCACCTAATTCAGTAAGTGGCGGATTCTATATTCATCATGAATTACCTTTAGGAAACACTCCTATTGATTGGGTAAAAATCGGAAACACTGCATACATCACACTTGCCGACCAAGGCGACATAGCCATATTAGATATATCTGAATATCCATCAATGAACTGGAAACAAGTAGGCTCGATATCTATTGCTCCGTATATGACAGATAATTACCACGGCGGATTAAGCGCTGGTTTCGGATTAGGAGAAGCTGTTGGCGGAACATCTGGTGATAACTATGCTAGCGGCGGCATGATGATGGGCATGAACATGTATGGCGGCGGCGATGGAGCAGTAGTAAAATATACACCAAAAGGCATTGAGGTTAGCTCAGATAATACGATGCTCTATGTTGCAGATAGTACAAATGGAAACTTAGTTATTGTTAGTGTAAGTGGATATACTGGCTATGTAATGCAAACAGTTTCATTGGGCGGGCAACCTACATTTGTGAAGCTTGTAAATGGAAAAGTGTTCGTTACACTAAATGGTACTGCTCAGGTTGCGGTGATTGATGAATCTGCTATTATGGCAATGGGAACCATTACGCCTAGATTTATAGATGTTGGCAATGGGCCATTTGATATGGTTGCTGATACAACGCGCGGGACAAGTGGCTACCTATATGTCTCTTTAAGTACAGATGCTCAAGTTGCAAAAATAGATGTTAGCTCAGAGATGGTTGTTTCGAAGATCAATGCCGGACCAAATACTATGGGTCTTGCTATCACACCTGATAGCAGATATCTATGGATTGTAAACAACGGCAATACTGGATTCCAATCATTTGTTTATCCATCTGGCAACTTTATTGGCGATCCGTACATGGGTCTTGAAGGAGATGTTGTTTATCAGGGTGCAGATTACTGGATGCCAAATAGAAGTGACTGGATATATGATTCCAACGGAGATGTTCAGTCATATTCTCTAGTTGAATTTCATATCAACGAACCATTGCTTAATGAAGGCGGATATGCAAAGCTAGTTGCTTCCGGTAAGGATAATCAATTCGCGCAAATTGAACAAGACATTATTAATGTTACAAACTTTTCTAATGGCAGCAATACTGCTAGTGTTCAAGGCGAAATATTGACACCTAGCCTATCAAATGTATGGAGTGGAGGCACTAACAGTGGAAACGCTACTTGGTTTCCTAAGAATACATGGCTTAATAGCCCAGTCCCTTCCAATATATTGATTAGCGGAAGCAATGGAAGTGTGATAACTCCATCTGCAAACCAATATACAATTAATTATAGCCCTGCAAGTATTACATTCTCTGGTGGTGTTGTTCCTAGTGGAAGTTCAATTCTTGCGAACTATACTTATGTTCCTAATGTTTGGTTTAAAAATCACAACGGCTCCGTGCTCGTAGCAACTGAGAATGGTGCTTCAAACAACTTCTATACTCACTTTGAGATTGATGAGCTAGTTCCTAAATTCGTTGTAGTTGACAACTTGCAAACCACTCCGTTTACTCCTACTGCCGATGGAATAAATCAGCAATATACAGGTATGGGCTATTCATCTATGACAAATAGAGTGTATGGTATTGGTAATATGATGCTTGCCACTGGCAACATGAATATGAATGTTAATATGGGGTATGTCAATACTGTTGGCTCAATTCTTATGAGCGGGGGAAGTAATACTGCTTATACAGGAAATACAGGCAGCGGCAACACTTCTGATATCACTCTTGTAACAGACGGAATCACGACAAGTACAAATTATTTTGATGCTGGGTCAGGTAACGCCTATATTCAAATTGATTTAGGCGAAATCTACATGATCGACCATATTACAATATGGCGCTACTATGCAGATAATCGAGTGTATTCTGGAAATATCACGCAGATTTCTACAGATGGAACGAACTGGACAAATGTTTGGGACTATCATATAAATGGAACCTATATAGAAACATCATCTGGTAATACTATCTACATGAATAGCGGAAATGGATGCGCACCTGTCAGATACATAAGGGACTGGATAAGCGGAAATAGTGTAGATAAAAACAATCGCTGGGTAGAAATCCAAGCATTCGGAGACTGGCAAGTAGAAAGTAAGTATGTATATCCTAGCGGAACCGCCCAAGCCGGTCAACAAATGGCTACAAATGGACAAAGCGTTACAACTACAAGTATTCCGGGCGCGCATATAAGCTATACATTTGATGCTGAATTCACAACTTACTGGTGGGTAAGTTATTTAACTGGACCCGAATTTGGCTCCATGTATATTAGGATGCCAGATTTGATGTCACAGTCTCACTACCTATTTCTGACTAGTCCAGTTTACAATAAGGTCGCCCATAGACATTTAATGCCACTACCACCGGGGCAGCATACGGTACAAATCTTTCAAAACTCTGGCAAGATTTCTGTTGACCGTTTTAGATTTGAGGACTTCCAGTACTACACGAAGACATCAACGCTAATACCCAGTAGTAATAGTAGCTACTTTACTCAATATAAAATTATAGCTAATCAAGCTCAAAATTATATTGGCAAAGGAAGACAATCGACATTTGGTGCGTTTGATACTCAAAGAGTAAATCCAAGTACAGGATTGCCAGATAACAGCGTTCCAATCAAATATAGACTTAGAGTCAAATCTGAGATTATTGGCGATGGAACACAAAAACAAGGCACAACATATGTAACATCTGCAATTGTGGAGACTGGTAAGTTAAGTACTCATTGGAGAATGTCGGAGTCTGCTGAGCATATTCCGTTTACAAGAATGGAATCTTGGGACCCAATGAACCCAATGAAAACAGGCGTTCAGACAGATCATATTGCTGATGGAGCTATCCAAGGTACAAAGCTAATGCCATTCTCTGTCATGAATTACCATATTAGTCCATATGCAAGAATTCCAGAATTCAAATTAGACCTGAATTTTCCGACAAAAGATTATGGCGGAATTAGCGGAAACTATGGAACTGGAAACACAGTTGCTAGAACTGACCATTTGCACGATGGAAGATACCTGATGGTTTCAGGTGGTGGAACAATCAGTGGGAATATTACAGTCAACAATTTGACTGTCACAGGCAATTCAACAATAAGCGGGAACGAAGTCATAAGCGGCACATTAACAGTTACAGGGAATGTCTATGTAACTGGAAATGTAACAACCAATGGAACAATTAATGGCATTAATATCGTAACCCTAAATACAACACTTAATAGCCATATCGGTGCTGGTGGCTCTGCTCATGCGTTGGTTGTATCTGGCGGCTCTGCTGGTTTTATGTCTGGTGCTGATAAAGCCAAACTAGATGGAATTCAAAGTAGTGCTATTAATCAAACTACTGCTGATGGGAGATATCTGCAATTAGCTGGCGGCTCATTAACTGGAACGCTAACATCAAATAGTCCAATACAAATAACATCCCTAAATAACCCATTTAAGGTAACAACATATTCGTCATCTAGCGGATATGCAAACTATGTTGCAGATTGGGCTTCTTCTAACTGGTGGGGAATCGGACCGAGAACAGGAGCCAACGATAGTACAGTTCTAATAGGTCAAGTAAGTGCCAATTCGGGAACTTGGCTAACTTCTCAGCCTTCTATGGATTTATATATCGGTGCCAATAAAGTATGGCACTCTGGAAACATGGGGGCAGGAAGTGGATTAAATGCAGACCTATTAGACGGCCATGATTCAACCTACTTTGCCGCCGCCTCGACTGTTTACACAACAAGTCAGTCCGATAGTCGATATGCACAGCTAAATGCTAACAATATCATGTCAGGTATCAACACATTCAATGCTAGTGCAAATGCGGTAGTGCTACAGCCTACAGTCTCAGTACCTTCTGGAACAGTATTGTTTGCTCTTAATACTAGTGGTGGCTCCACTTTAATTACAATGGATGGCGCAGGAAATATGGTAGTAAAAGGTAACTTGACTGTTAGCGGTACTACTACATATTCTCAGACATCTACTTCATCTGGTAACTCTTCAATAAGCGGAGACTTGATAGTAAGCGGGAATTCGACTTTAGGAGCTACTGGCGCGAGCCATTTAACCACAGTAAATGGCGATATGTATATCGCTGGCAACCTAAAACAGTCCGGTAAATATATGGAAGTGGCAAGAACGCCGATCTTTGGTATTGGCGGAGATGGCATGTTTTATTCTAACACGATCAGTGGTAACGAAGTCATAACTAAGCACTATAATACATTCTTAGCTGATGGTTCGTACTGGATGCCAGCACCACAAACAGGTGCATCTAGGTACTATAAAGCATTGGTCATGTATTCAATTAGCGGCTCTGGAAACTCAGCAAATCTGACCGTTTATCAAGACAATACATCAACGCAGCTAGCTAATATTCCATTACCTCAAGTATGGGGTGTAACTGATGGTTCTTATGTTAGATCGATACTTAGTTCGCCATTCCAAGTAGTCTCTTCTACTAATCATACTCAATGGGATATGACAAGCTTAAACGGTGGAGATATGGTAATAAAATATATTGAGTTAATTGCATACGACTATTATAGCTAATGGAGGGGGATAGGGAATGACAGCATATTATGAAATAATAAGAGACACACGCCTATTGGGGAGTTTAACACTCCCCACAGGCAATGTCACTATTGGCGGAGCGTTGAATGTATCAGGTTCAACGACATTGAATATATTAAATGTCACAGGGAATGCAACATTTGGAGCCTTATCATCAACTGGCATAACAGAAAACGGGACACAATTATCATCTAAATATGTATTGCAGACAACATCCGTATCTGGTGGTACTGGCCTAACAGGCGGCGGAACTTTAACAGGAAACCAAATTCTCTCTGTTGTATTTGGTGGAAACGGTACTGCCAACACATCATCTAGGTCAGATCATAATCATGATAGCACTTACCTTGCACTAACTGGTGGAACATTAACAGGAAGAGTAATGGGAACATCATATGCAGTGAATAGTACGCTTACTGATTTAGTAAATAACTCTCCTTGGTATGGGACAGGATATTCTAATCTATCTAATGGTGGGAGTGGTTACTATACACAAGTTGCTGGATATTGGGGTCTGTTATTTAAAACCGCCGGAAACGAATTAAAAATAATTCAATCGAGTGGAAATAGCAACCTGTTATTTAACAATTATACTGTATGGAATTCTGGAAATCTAGCAAGTCCTGCGCAAACAACAGGAGGAGTATTCACAGGGCCATTAACAATATCTGCAAACACTTACAATCTTCTTACTGTTGCAAGAACAAACCAATTATTTAACGCAGAAATACAATACCAAGATGCAGGTGGAAATATTCTATATGCTGGACTTGCGACTGGTGGCATATTTGGCATTGGCTCCAATTCAGATTTAAATTTAACAGCACAATTTAAGTTTAACACTTCGAGCAACACGATGACGATTAATGGAAACACCGTATGGCACGCCGGAAATCTCAATCCAGTTGTAGTAGGAGGGTCAAACCAGAATGTAGGCGGCGGATTCCAGATTAATAGCGGATATTTATATGTTGGTTCTGCATCCGGCGCAGGAAATCTAATACTAAAGAATGCGAGTAATAATTCTGCCATTCAATTAGATGGTTCACTTTCTGGAATTCAAGCCAATGTAAACTCGTATATAGATGCCAGTGGTAATGCGACACTTAAAGGTACTGTAAGCATTAATACATTACAAGTTACATCAAGTGGAAATATAGCAAATCTAAATGCTCAGTATATTAATGGTGTATCAGAGCCTAATCTTGCAAAAATAACAGCAACATATGAAATAGGTGGGGCAGGAGTCTATAGTGGATGTTCTGCACAACAAGTATCTCCATCGCCCACTAATGCCGTACAAATCAATGCTGGTACAGTATATACCTCATCAGGAAAAAGATTTTCTATTGCCTCTCAGCAAGCAGCAATCGCAAATCCAGATACGACGAATAATCGATATGATGTGGTATATGTACAGGGGCCAAGCGCTGGTGCAGGAGAAGGTTTAGTAGTAGTGCAAAAGGGAACTGCTTCTTCATCTCCTGTTGAGCCGTCTATCCCGTCAGATGGCATAAAATTGTATCGCGTCCTAGTTCTTGCCAATGCGCAAGTAGGAGCACAGGCAACAATTACAGACGGAACAGGCGGAACAACAAACTGCTTAACAGACGAAAGAGCGTGGAAGCCTGTAATCTATGATCCAAACTCAAATTCTCTAATTGTTGGCGGCGGAGGAAAGGTAAGAACTGACTGGATTTCTACAAATGCTAGCAATATGATTAAAATTGATAAGCCAATACAGGCTAGTGGATGGGCAACATCATTGAGCATTACATCTGGAAATACATCGATAGTTTGGAACCATAATCTAAATTTAACTAATTATGCGATTTCACTATCAAGCAACATGCCAGATAGGCACATTTACTGGTCTGGTAAATCAGGTAATTCAATTCAAATTAATATTGATGATACCGATAACACTGCGAATATTACTGTAGATGCTGTGATTCATGCTTATTGATATATAATATTATATTGACAGGAAGAAGGGAAAGTAGAAATGACTCAATCACATAAAGCGAGCAGATTAATTACTAAAGGACAAGTTTGTGCTGTGAACTTTGATTCAGCGTATTTTCCATATGATTATGATGCAACTGGTATTCAATTTGGAGAGCTAATACAACCTAGCGGGACTTCCATATACACAATAAGAGATAAAAATGGTGTATATGGCGGCGGAATAGCTGTAGAAGAATCTACAACAAATATGACTCCTTATGGCGATTATTCTAATTATACAACAGGATATTCGCCGGGGTGGGACACATCATTAAATGGAAACCTGCATTCTACAAATTGGAGCGATTATAATAGCGGAGTTACATCCGCCAATGTAGGCTATCATGCACATATAAATAACACCAGATTTAGTTATCCTGTAATGGAGTTTATCGATAAGAATAGTCAATATGGTCAACCCCACAGATGGCTAGGAAGTTCACAGCAATTTACTAGCAACATATCTGCAAATGGATGGGTAGACGGTACAAAAGTAACCGTATCAATGGATATAATGGTTGATGGAATTGATAAGGCAATAGTGTTTGGATTATACCATTTGAATAGCGGGAGTGTATCAGGGTTTTATGATTGTGAAACCCCATCTATTTATTGTACGGCACCTTACCAATGGCAAAGGGTATCGCAAACATTTACAATCAATATAAATAACGGAAACTGGTTGCCTACATCATGGGCTACTCTCTATATATATGGGCATTACTGTAGAAATAATTATGAGGGAACTGCGTGGGTTAAAAATATACAGGTTGAGACTATGGGTTTTGGTACATCATTTATAATCTCATCAAGGAGCAAAGGTCTTTTAAGATATAATGATTCTTTATTGGATAATAACCAAGGGACTATTTCATTTTGGTATGTGCCTGATATCGCATGGGACGACTCAACAACAAGCAACACAAGTACAAACGCAACTACAATCGAATATTTGTTTACATGGGGAACGCCGGGGCAGTCAAACTCATTATGGGCAAAAAGAGACAGGTCTGCCAAGCAAATAGTCTTCACATACAATACAACTTCAAATAGTGCAGGTTACACATTAACCGGATTTGCCCCCGCGATGATTACTTATTCATGGTCAGGCGTATCACAAAAATTATATATCAATGGCTCTTTAGTTGGCACATCTTCTGCTTCTGCCATGTCAAGGCCGACAACTGGTTTTTTTGATATTGGCGGAAGAAATGAAGTAGCAGGATATGCTACCTGCAATGGAATAATAGACGATCTAAGAATGGACAGGCAACAGGTATCGGACGAAGAAGTATTGGCGTGGTATACGAGTGGTGTGCCATTCTACTCGCCTTATGACAAAAGAAGCTTTGCTTACTAATCGCATAATGGCGCATGATGTAAGAAGTTTTATATGATAAAGGCAGGTGATACGGAACAATGTTATTAAAAAAACAATTACTCAGTCAACAAAATTTAAACAATGCTTACTTGTCTTTGATTAATACTCAGGCGCAGAGCATTCAGAGCAATTTAACTGTTAGCGGTGGAGCACTAACGCTGAAAACATCGTTATTTTCTGACAATGCAAATACGGGGCAGTTAAGAATTAGTCCTCAAGGAAATAACTTGGTTTTATACAATGGAGCAAGCAATCAGCAATTAAGTATATATAGTTCATCTGGAACAGAGAACACCTATATTACAACCATAAACCAAGCAAACAACCTATCGTATGGATTAATTGATGTAGCTGGCTCTAGTGTTGCTCAATTAAATATTAACTCAAATAGTAATAAGCCAGTTTATTTTGGCGGAACAATTACACCAAACCCTGCTTCTTGGGTTGTGCCTAGTGGAACTACTACGCCTCCTGTTTTTAGGGCCATAGGACCAAGTAGCGATTTTAGGATAACTGTTCAGGATGGAAGCGCAAGATCGGCAATGACTTGGAACTCATATTGGGACAATGTGGCCGCACAACACAAATATATAGTAAGCAATGAACAGGCACTCAGACTGCAATTTGATTCCGTACTTGGGTTCGAGTTGTTAACAGCGACAACAGGAAATGCGAATGGCATAATCAATTGGACAACTGGACTTGTAAATGGAATAGATGGAACTGTAAAAATAGGCACAACAACAGGATATAATGGTTCTTCTCTTGTTGTTTACAAATCGGGAGACAATTGGCACACAACAATTGGTGATGTAGGTGCTGGTGTATTAAAGATAGGTGGAAATACCAACAACGGTGCCGTAATACAAGCATATAATCAGGCAACTAGTGCTGTGCGTGATCTGTACCTACAGCGAGACGGTGGTTATGTTGGTATTGGGACAAACTCTCCTGCTGGAAAATTCCATGTTGCAGAAGCCAATTATGATTTAAAAACAGGTGGCGACCATTTAACATTACAATCAAATGCCAATATGACAACTACCTTCCCATACTTAGAATTTAGGAATAACTCTGGAACGAGGGGTATGTTTTTAGGGTGGGGAAGTAATTCTGGAAAATATGTACAAATGACACTAGAAAACGGCTACAATTTAAACATTAATGGTGGGAATATAGGCATAGAAACAAGTAGCCCAGAAAATTCAGAAGGATGGTATAGAGTTATCGATCTACTCGGCGTTGGAAACGCTAAATCTTCTGTTCGTACTGCAAATATCGACTCTCGAATTATGGTACATGACTCCGGTTGGTTTGGTGCCCCTTCTGGAATGATTATAGGAACAAAAACCAATCATGCGGTGTCGATTGCAACCAATGCATCTAGTAGATTGACCATTAGCACCGCTGGGAATTTAGGTGTTAATACAACTTCACCCGCCACAAAGTTGCATGTGTACACTGGAGCATCAACTACAAATGATGGTATACTAACAGCTTCGCCTAATAAGAGTCTATATATGCTTCCCGATGTAGCGACAGGCTCATACAACCAACTCAATAATGGCGGCGGTCAAACCAGCATTGTATATGCCAAGCAATCTGCCGATGATATAAATGGAAATATATTTACCATTGCTCCTTGGTCGGGTTATAACGGCGGTTTAAGTATGAACGGTCAAGGATTTATGAATGCAGGAACATTTAGACAAACAGTTATTCCTTTAACTGGCGGGGATGGCCCTTGTCTGTTTGGTAACTTAGATAATCACTATGCTTGGCTACTCCAAGGCGGCGGCTTCATGTACTTTAAATTTAACAATATTGGCCGATTAACTAATGGCACAACTGGTAGGCCGATGACTTGGGTAATAGGTATCGTTTGTAACAATGGCTCGCCGTATGACGGTGCAACAATTCAAATTGCCTATAATAGTGGATCAGGTGGATGGTATAAAACTGTTAATATGACAGGAACTATTCCAACATCATCATTGGGTACAGTTAAAGTATTGACTGCTACTGTAAGTGATTTTAATCCATCAGCCATGCAGAACCTTGGGGCAGACTGGCGAATTAATTCACCCGCAAATCCAGCAAATGGGAATTTTGGAGTTATATTTGCTGTTATGTATGATAGCTGGACAGACTGCTTCCATACATTTGAAGCATATCCCGGCGCGGCTGGCCCTTATTGGAGTAGAATAGCTGGTCAGTGTAACGCAAGGGGAGCAAGAATGGTGATCCCCGTAGGAACAAATATGTATGCATCATAAAGAAGGGCAATTTCCCTTCTTTTACGTACCTTGACTTTATATTATATTTATGATATAATATTATATATAAGGAGGATACCTATGTCGATAAACGGCTCAATATGGATTGATAGTGCAAGTGGAGCTTTTTGTTTTATAAATGATTCTAATACACAAATATCAATCACAGGAACAAGCCAAGGAACAATTGCAGGAGCAATTCCGGGCAGCATATGGATTCAAGGTGAAGACTTTCATTATATAGATGCACAAAACAATCACAGGATCATTTCTAGTAGCGCTGTTACAACAATCTCAGGATCAATTCCCGGCAGTTTATGGGTCGAGAGCGGTGCATTAAAATATATAAGTGCTAGCAATACAAAAAGAACTGCTGGTGTACATACTGATACTCATAGCGATTCAAGCCATAGTGACGGTACAACTCATGGTGACAGTAGTACTACACATTATGATTGGACAAATACTGGACATAGTGATTCAAGCGGATATTATTCAGATGGAACACCTTGGCATTTTGACGCTGTTTATGCGCATACGGATACACCGGGAAGCCACTATGACAATTCTTCTGTACACTATGATAATGGAGTAACAAGTCATTCCGATAGCCATACGGATCACTACTAAAGGAAAGGAAGATAAGAATGGGACACAGTATTAAAAATACAATTGAATGCAATATGGGATGTACATACTGCTATGAATCAACATCACGAAAAAGCAACAAGCGTAATGGAGTACAGCTAGGATACAATGTAGATAAGATTATTGAGTTTATTGAAAACGAAGATAACAATGTGCTTCGTTTTCCTAATTTGCATGGTGGTGAGCCACTATTAACACCAAAGGAAGAAAATGAAAAATTACTTAAATATATATATGAGAAGTTCGGAGAAACCAGTATTCAAACTAATGGCATTCTTATAGACCAAGATTATATTGATATGTTTAAAAAATATAATACGCAAGTTGGAGTAAGTATTGATGGTCACGAAGAACTAAATGACGGTCGATGGATGGGGAGCTTGGAAAAAACAAGGGCTACCACAGCTAAAACAATTGATAATATTAAATGGATGAAGCGAGAAGGCATTAGGGTTGGTCTTATTATTGTCGTTAGCAAGAAAAATGGAACAAAAGAAAAGATCGAAAAACTACAAGAGTTCTTACTTATGATGCGAAGTATCGGTGTTAATGGAGGACGATTAAATCTTATTGAACTTGACTTTCCTGAGCTAGCAGATGAGCTAGAGCTTAGCAAAGAAGATGCTATCTATTTCCATAGAAACATGCCTAAATTTTTGCGCAAAAATGGATTGCGATTTGCACCGTTTACCGATGTAGTTGATGCATTGCTTGGATATAAGCATGGAACATGTGTAACAAAACAATGTGATCCATTTCATACTTTAGGAGAGCAACCTATTTATGGAGATGGAACAAAGGGAAATTGTCTAAGAACTTCTAAAGATGGAGTTCTCAACCTTGCAGAAAATGTGAAGGGTATTAATCGAGTATCAAATGAAAGATATTCAATTTTAAGGCAGATACCTATGGAAGAAGGCGGTTGTGGAGGTTGTCGTTACTGGTCAATCTGTAGCGCACACTGTCCCGGAACAGCAGAAGATGGAGATTGGAGAAATAAGACTTCGCATTGTGCCATATATAAAGCCATGTTTGAAGAGACAGAAAGAGATTTGAAGCAGATGTTGCCGGGACTTAAATTAACAACAGAGCATCCAGAAGTTCCACCGCAACAAATGTTTGATCTTATTAATAGCGGGATAGCTAGTGTTTATGTGTTTAGAGGAATGGCAGAGAATAGGAGTGCTTTTTAATGGAAAGGGAAGTCCACAATATTACAGTTCCATATTTAGTTAGATTCTCATGGGCTACTGGTGAGGCCATGAGACAATGGGATGATAAGCTTCTAAATAGTAGAATATTTTTACAAAATACTCTGCCAAAGCTCATTGTTGACAATGGTTTTGCAAAATTTGCTCCAATTATTCCATTGGAAGATGAAGAATTTAGCCATGTAGCAGACGCATTTATCGCTAGCTTCTACAATTCTAGATGGACAACGGACTACGACATTATTCGTAATATGGGCGACAGAACATTCCCTGCTCAGTTATATGGTAACTACGAATGTGATTTTGATTTGAGCAACAGATGGGATATTTATCGTGATCTGTGGCAACTAGCTCTTGCCCCTGAGTGCTGTAAGAAAGCGTATTTTGATAGTCCATACAAAGACCCGTATCATCATCTTTATGATTCGGCGGCGGGGAAAATTAAAAAACTTCCAAGTATAGGAATGAATTGTTTGCTAGCGCCAATAGGGTTTTATGTTAGCCCAATTGTTCCATGTTCAATAGAATGTAAACATGCCCATACTAGATCAATGATGATTGAAGAACTAATTATGCAAGCAGACTACGGTATTTATGAAACATTAAAGATGTTAATGGAAATGCCCGTTAGAATTGACAGCTACAGGGGAATTTCGCTAGTAGATACTCCTATGTTTAAAGGGGAATTTACTACTGACGCATATAAAGGCAAATATATTTTAGATGTGAAAGTTAAAAATCCTGAGCTATTCAGCTATGAACATGATTGGGTTGCAAAAGGAGCCAGATTTCCATTCAAGGGCATCTTTAATTTGTCCTAAAGAAGTTTTTGTATCATAAGGAGGTCGGCAATCAAATGTGGATTAAGCTAATAAATACTACTGTCATTCCAAACCAAGAATTGATTCTAGATGAGAATTTTTTGTTGCAGTGTGATTACAGGGTTAATTCTATAAAAAGAGCTGTCATTGCATGTATGAGAATATTAGATTTAAGTAACTCTGATACCCTTGAGACAAAGATCAAAGATTTTATTAGCCTTGAGGATTTTAAAATTGAACTATATTCTGGTGATGCAGTGGTTAAGTCGTTTAGAGGGTGTTTTAGTAATTATTTTATACAAGACACATCAAATGGAATAGTTGAAAGGGCAGAGTTTACAGCGGGATTTAAAAATATAGACGGTGCTCTTGTTCAGCAGTCGGGAGGGTAAACAGAAAATGGAATTAACTGGACTATTCGATTTTATTAAGAATTTCGGATTTCCAATCGTTATTGCTGGATGGGCTATTTGGAGATTAGATAATCATTGGAGCAAGGGTTCTAATATTTACATAACCCTAAACAGCATTGATGATGATGTTGCAGAGATAAAGGAAACAGTAAAGAGAATCGTAGAAATTCAGACAGAACTAGTGACCACGATGAAGATTATCCAAACAATTATTGGCGGTGAGTTTAGGAAATGATTCTAAATATAGTATATATGATTGTTGGTTTTTTGGTCGGGTTTTTAATTAAGCATGAAATAGATATTAGGCAACGAAAAAAAAGAATACAGCAACAACAAATGAAAATAGCAAAAAAGATCGAACCTTTTGATGAGACTCTTTCCATGATTAGGGATTTGAATGAAAGTCTTCTTAGTATGCAAAACAACAATCAAAGAAGAGGGGTGCATTGATGTTTCTTATTTTTGTATATGTTTTTTCTGTTATTACTTGGGGAATTGTGTTATTTGATTTAGGTCAAGCAGTTTTTTCAAGTATTAAGTATAAAACAGATACTCCTAAATTACTAATTCCTTTAGCTTTTGTTTCACTTGCGCTTGTGGTGGAAAATGGATATTTCTTAGTAGCGAATATAGTTAGGTATTTTATAGACCCCGCCCAGTATGCTTTGTTTGTACAGCAAGACAATTTATTTTTAGTTAAGATTGGAATAGCAGTCTCAGGATTTTTGATGGTGCTGATGATGCGTTCAGATAAAAAAACCAAAATAAGAGGATGATAAAAAATGGCAACAGGTATAGACTACACATCACACACAACAGTAGATTTAGCTAACAAAATAAAGTCATCAGGGTATGATTTTGTATGTAGGTACTTGGCTCCTGATAGTAGTTCTTGGAAAAAACTAACCAAGGATGAAGCACAAATATTGTTGAATGCCGGACTAAACATTGTTTCTGTTTGGGAACAAGGAGCAAAAAATGCATTGGGAGGTAAAACATCTGGAACAGCAGATGGTAAACTAGCATTTGCAGAGGCAATCAAAGTGGGGCAGCCAAAAGGATCAGCTATATATTTTGCTATTGATTTTGAAGCATCAGCTAGCCAAATGGATGCAATCGAAGCATATCTAAATGCAGCGGGAGATCAAATCACAGGCTACGAAGTCGGTGTCTATGGTTCATATTCCGTCATAGAAGAAATGGCTAAGCGAGGGGCTTGTAAGCATTTTTGGCAAACATTAGCATGGAGCCAAGGCAAAAAATCATCACACGCAAATCTATACCAATCTGACAATGATGTAAAAGAACTCGGTCTTGATATTGACCATGATGAATCCTATGAGAATGTTGGATTTTGGATAGATAACACAAAGAAGGGTGACAAAAAAATGGATTTTACAATTCAAGAATGGCAACAACTTGGGAATGCTCTTGACGGATTATATCATAAGGGTTTAATTAATGATTACACTTGGGCTGATAAGGCATACAAACAAGAGCTTTCTGCCGAACAAATTGCAAGACTTAACATGATTATTTTTGCTAGATCACAAGGAATCGACACTGATAAAAATATCCAATGGTAAAAAGGAGAGAAAATGAAAATGTTTATTGAGAATCTATTTGTACAATATTGGGGAATTGCCGCTTTAGCCGTATTAGGTGTAGCATACTTTGTAACACACAAAAAAATCGCGCTTGCTTATGCTAAAAGGAAGATTTCTTCTTTAATGCTTGCGGCAGAAAAGGGCGCAGAAGATTTAGTATTAAGCAACGGGCAAGCTAAACTACAATGGGTAGTAGACAAGGGATACGATATTATGCCATCTGCCGTTCGTTTATTCATTAGTAAACCATTGTTTACTACATTGGTCCAAATTTTGTTTAACGAAGCAAAGGGATTGGTTGAATCACACAAAAAAGCACAGCCAGCAGTTGCTTCTGTTGCTGTAGTTGCGCCAATAACCAGCCCTCTTACTATTTCTGGCAATACAGTTTCCGGTTCTAATGGTTAATTCCTTGACAAAATTGATATAATTCAAGTATAATATAAGTAACAATAACATCTCCATCGGAAGGGAGGTAGGCAAAACTTACCCACGATTGTTATTGCAAAATTTTAAACATTAGGAGATGTGCATATGAATGTTGTAGTATTTGACACTAACGCACTTATTGATGACCCAAAAGCACCGCTAAGACAAGAGAACACATTAGTAGTCATTCCAAGAATTGTAATTGAGGAACTAGACAAACTAAAAACCGGAAGAGATGCTAATGTTCGCAGAATGTCTAGAGTTGCTTCTGATGTTATTGATGAAATTTCTGAGGCTCATGAAGACAAGCTTGAAATGCCAATTGGTCAAGGCAGCTATCTTAAGATTGAGAGCGGCATGACAAAACAGTTTGAATCTAGTGAGCCTGATAAGCCAGATAATATGATTATATCGGTTGCCCTTGGTTATGCACAACAAGGACATCGTGTTATCCTATATAGCAATGATAGGAATGTTCGTGTGTTTGCAAGGCAAATTGCTAAGGATTATTTCCCAAGTCAACTTTCAGACCTGCCATTAAAAGCAAGAGCGTATGAAATTGTTGATAGCTCTCTACATGACATTGATAGCGGTGTCCGTGAACTATTGCTTCCAGATATGGATGTAAACATTCTTAGAAAGAATGGCTTTCATAATATCGAACTACCATATATTAATGGTGAGCATATCATGGTGCGAAGCCAAACAAATGAAAAGAATACCGCATTGGCAGTTTGGGACAAGAGACAAAATAAAATTCTTAATCTGCCCGACTATAAAAAAGGCGAACCTATTTGGAGAATTGGCGGCAATAATCCCGGTGCAACCGATGTTCGCCCAAGGGATGCAAGACAATCTTTCTTGATTCATGACCTTATGGACACATCAAAAAATCTGCACTTCGTATTGTCTCGCGTAGCTGGTGCTGGTAAAAACTTTATCACTACTGCTTGCGCACTAAGATTGCTTAAAGACATGGAATATGACCGCTTGATTATTGTCAAGCCTATGATTGCTGTCGATGGTTCTGATACAGGTTACTTGCCGGGAACGAAAGAAGAGAAGATGGCACCTTGGTTCGAATCGTTTAATGATACAATCACAGAGCTTACAAATGATAGAGGACTGACAGCCGATTTAGAAGCTCGCATTGAGCTTGATATTGTTACTCATATGCGTGGTCGTAGCATTCCTAGAACACTTCTTATTATTGACGAAGCACAGAACTTCTCGGAGGATGCACTAAAGACATTAGGTTCGCGTGCTGGTGAAGGGTCTAAAATTGTACTAATGGGAGACTTGTCGCAAATTGACAATCCAAGACTGGATGCAGGGAATACTGGATTGCGCGTATGGGCTGAGCGCGCCCGTAATAAGGAGTTCGGTTATGAAAATTCTACATATATCTTGCTTGACAGCAACTTCCGTAGTGAGCTTTCAGCTTGGTTCTCATCATTCTACGAATAAAAACATCGCACTCGCTCGCAGTGGGCGGGTGCTTATTCTTATTATGAAAGGCGTGTGTGTGCCATGCAGGAATATGATATCAGAGGTAAGCTATGTACAGCCGATATGTACGGCGTAAACAGGCTACTTCTTGATAGCGAACAATATTTAATTGAGCAATTAATCGAGGCCGCAAAAATCAGCGGCGCGACAGTTCTTAAAGAACAATCTGTTAAATTTAAACCAACGGGCGTAACGGTTGCGTGTATTTTATCGGAGAGCCATATCACCTGTCATACTTATCCAGATAGGGGTTTTATTGCCGTTGATTGTTACACATGCGGAGAACATTGTGATCCTGAGAAAGCAATCGAATATTTGGCGCTCGTATTGTGCCCTTCTGATGGCATGGACAAAGAAGTAATTATTAGGGGTAAGAGGACATAATTTCCTATTATTCCTTGACAAGCTACTAGATAATAGAGTATAATTCAGTTATATTTCAAAACCAAATATATCGGAGATGATGTGATGAAGAGAGGCATACTACTCTCCCTATCCCTGATGCTAATGCTATCGCAAACTTGTTCTGCGATGGTAAAACCAAAAGAGAGTAAGACTGTAGAGCCGAGTACCGAATTTCATGTAGATAACATTGTTTATTTGCAAACTGCCCAAAAAATTCAAAAATTAAGCGTGACGGTTCAAGATGAACCAGTGAAGCAAAAGCAAGAAACATATCCAAAGCTTGACATTCCAGTATCCGATGATTTACAAGAATATGCATGGGAACTAAGCAAAGAGTTTGGTATTCCAGTGGAAACGATTTGGTCTTTCGTGAAGCAGGAAACAGGCGGAACATACGACCCAAATCAAACTTATAGGAACAAAAACGGAACAACAGATTATGGCTTAATGCAACTCAACAATGGCGGAACAATGCAATGGATAGTCAAAGAGAGTGGCATTGAAAATTTTGATTGGAGAAATCCAAAACATAATCTTAGGGCAGGAGTATGGTACTTAAAGTATTTAAAGGATGCATGGATAAGTGATGGATATGATGAAAATGTGATGGAGTTAGTAGCGTTAAGTTACAATAGGGGATATGGGAACGCGAAAAGCTACATCAAGAATCATGACGTATTTGATTGGAAATATGTCGCTAACATACACACATATGAGGCTCAATTCAAGGCGAGAGGAAAGGGGATTGTGTAAGTATGGGAACAACAAGTGTCCCTGCTACCTGTCTCAGCCGAATAAAAACGATCAGCGCATTAAAAACGCTGGTCGCTTTTTTGGCTATCAGAGACAAGTTGGGAAGGGGTGAGTTTGAGTTTAGCATTTTAAAGATTGCGGCAGATTATAATATCTCGCCAAATGCAGTAAGAAAAGGGATTAGTGAGCTTATTGAGTTAAAATTCATAGAGTTGGTTGAAAAAAATTCTGACAAACCGAATGTATATAAAATCACCATGCCCTATTCAAACTTTGAAGAGGGGTGTGTAAAAAATGAACACCCTACCTCTTCAAACAATGAACACCCCCATTCAAAAAATGAAGACGTTAATGGGCGCGAAGAATACATGAAATCAGTGGCAGGGCGTAGAAAAAAGGCCGAGCAGCAAAATAGTGAAATCGAAAATGATATAAATAATATAGATTTTAATAATATAAATATATATAAAGAAGACATTAATTCTTATTCTATAATTAATAAAAATAATTATATGAATAACGATGAAATAAAAAAGCTTGCCAATAGGGTACTACGAGAAGTCTTCGTGCCCCTGAACAATCCGCCGTTGCCACCAAATGGTAGAGAGCTTGGTATGTGGATGGCAAAGCAAAACCGCATCATGTGTAAATTTCTTACAGAGTATCGAACAGAACAGGTTGTTGCGACAATTAAATATTTTGCAGAGGTAGCGCCGCCACCAAATGGTGTATTTAGCGTCTATTATTACATGCTAACGAAAAAGACGAAATATGGTACAATAACAAATGCAATGACTGCGCTTGATTATTACAAGACCCAATTCATTGCCAATGAGCATGAGTATAAACGCGAGGAAATCGAAAAAAAGCAAGCTGAGATAGCTAAGCGTGAGCAAGAAGAAAAAGAGCTTGCCGCAAAAAGGGCAGAAGAAGTTGCCAAAATGAATCCAGACGAATTTATTGCTGGTATGATGGGGCGCTTCAAGTTGAACATAAAAAAGGACGAGTGATAATGCATTTTTCCAAAAACAAAGAGCGAAAATTGGTCGAAATTTACCCTACTACCGATGACCATGAAATAGCAAGGATATTAAAGCTAAGCGTGGGATTTGTGAGAAAGAAGGCGGAAGAGTTGGAGCTTGAGAAAGAGGATATAGACGAGTGGACACCACAAGAAATGAAGTTGCTTATAGAGATGTATCCCAATAGTTCCAACGAATCAATCAGTGAGATTGTCGGCAGAAGCAAAATGGAGGTAGACCATTATGCCTTTAGAATGGGGTTGTCGAAGTCTAAAGAGTATTTCTCAAATATAATTAGTACACCGCACGAAGAAGCATTGGCAAAGCATTGGAATGACGAATATAGCCAAAAAGACCATGGAAATTCGCGCGGAAATTACATATTAGGGAATGTGCTAAGACACATATTTCCACTATGCCAAATTCATCCAGAGTATCCGCTCGGAGGTCTAAGATTAGATTTCTATATGCCAACGCTAAGTTTGGGTTTTGAATTTGATGGCATTCAGCATCAGGAGTATAATTCATTCTTCTACAAAACAAAGGATGATTTTCACAAGGCGCAATCGAGAGACTATGATAAGTCTGAAATGGCCGAGGCTTTAGGCATAGCCATTGTAAGATTTTCCCATGACGAACAACTGTCTATTGCTCTAGTAAGAGCTAAGATTAGTGAAGTGGTCTAATAGTTTCTCCTTGACAAATTGTTATAATTCAAATATAATATAGTTCAAGGGAGGAATGACAGTGGCAAAAGGCAAGAAAGAAACAATTGTTGCTGGTGGAGATATTCAAGAAAGAATTAAACTAGCAATGGCTAAGACGCAAGAAAAATTTGGCGTTGGTTCTGTTTCGATTTTAGACAAGGACGCTAAGCCAGTAAAGTTAAAGCGTAAAAGTTCTGGCTCGCATAAGGTAAATCAGATTCTAGGTGGAGGTATACCCGAAGGACGTATCATAGAAATCTTCGGACCAGAATCGTCAGGTAAAACTACATTTGCACTACATGCGGTGGCGGAAGCACAAAAGGAAGATCAAGAGAAATACGCTTTATATGTTGATGCAGAACATGCTCTTGATGTGAACTATGCAAAAGCACTTGGCGTAGACCTGTCAAGAATGATTCTATCGCAACCAGATACGGCAGAAGAGGCACTGCAAATTGTAGAGCTATGGATGGACTTGGATTGTGTTAGTATCTATGTAATTGATTCTGTGGCGGCGATGATTCCAAAAGCAGAGCTTGAAGGGCAAATTGGCGATAACCATATGGCAGTATTGGCTAGATTATTGTCAACCACACTAAGAAAGCTTGCTAAGCTTACCCATAGAACAAAAACAATCGGAATCTTTATCAACCAGCTTCGTGAAAAGCCGGGGGTCATGTTCGGTCCAAGTGAAACTACCACTGGCGGGCGAGCGTTGAAGTTCTATTCATCTATTCGCCTTGATATTAGGCCAATTGAACTTATTAAAGACAAAAGTGGATTGCCGACTATTCGTAGAACTAAAATTAAAGCTATTAAGAATAAGGTATATAGACCATATCTTGAAGCAGAGGTAGATATCGAATTTGGGAAAGGTATTTCGCGTTCAGGTGAGATCATTGACTTTGGACAAGATTTAGGATTGGTTGTTAAGAGCGGAAGCTGGTTTACATACAAAGATGTCCTCAGAGAGCAAGGGCGAGAAAATATGAAAGCCGCCCTTGAAGCGAACCCTGAAATCATGAAAGAACTTGATTTTCTTATTTCTACCATGTTAATGCCAGAAGACAGCGAAGAAGATGTCGAAGATATTATTGCTATCTTAGAAGACGATGAACCTATTGATGAATACCAACTTACTGCTACTTACTATGAAGAAGGGGCAGATGTTGTAGGCGGTGAAGTGAATTGAGTTATGTAGATAGCCTAGAAGCAAGGCTAAAAAAGAATGGAGTCTACTGCGCTGACCAAGTAGACCCCGATGATATTAGGCGCATTGTGAATATGCGCGAGTGGGAATATTATAGTCTTGAAATCCAAGAAATAGAAGCCTATCTTTTAATGCTAGCGCAACACATCTATTTTCTACAGCAAGAAGCTAACTTATCAGAAGCAAAAGAGATTGAGCTAGGGAACGATTTCAAGCTAGAGGCACTACCGCTAGTATACGGAGCAAAGATTAGGTCGGTTGATGAACGGTGGTTGTTTGCCGCTGGCCTAACTGATGATCTTGGAGAAAAATACAGCAAGTGGCAAAATGCATTGGCAGAATATGTTGCCTTGAAAGATTTGGCAAAGCCAGCAACAGAGAAGCTGAATGTAATGAAAAAAATCTATGATGAACGCAGGATGGAGGGTTCTAATAGAAACATACATAAGTATGTTGATGGAATATGAGAGAGCTAATAACTATCAATGGAAGGTCGCAAACAAAGGCGGCTTGGGCAAGGGAGATAGGAATATCATTAACTGGATTCTGTCAGAGGCTTCGCAATAATTGGTCTGACGATGAATTGCTCAGGTCGCCTAGAGAAACAAAAGAATATGAGTCGCATGGTATGAAAGGAACGCCGCTATATAGGGCTTGGGGTAACATGAGAAATAGATGTTACAATGAAAAGCATAGATTTTACTCGCATTATGGAGCTAGGGGAATTAAAGTATGCGATGAATGGAATGGTAGCTTTAAATCTTTTTATGAATGGGCTATAGATAATGGATATCAAAAAGGGCTATCAATAGACAGAATAGACAATGATGGAAATTATGAGCCAAGCAACTGTAGATGGGCGACTACACAAGAACAGAATATTAATAAAAGAACAAATGTTTATGTTGAAATTGATGGAGTAACAAAAACACTTTCTGAATGGGCAACAGAAGTTGGAATCAGACAAGAAACAATTTACAGAAGATACTATGTTGGCTGGCGCGGGGAAGATTTGATTAGCAAAACACAAGATAGAAGTGTGTTTATCACAATAGATGGAACAACCAAAAAGCTTTCTGAGTGGGCTAATGAATCGGGGATTGAGCGCAGTACCATTATGTATAGATTTAAAAACGGCATAGAAGGTAAGGAACTGCTTAAACCAACAAGCAAAGGAGAGGCATAAGTTGGAATACTTATCATTAAGAAAACTTTTCGCAGAGTATCAGAAAACAAACAAAGGATATCGTAAGGAAGTATTCTATAATGGACACAACAATAATTTGATTGTGTTTTATCCTTGTGATATATCTTGTGATACGATTAGTATTTGTAATAGCATCAGTGAAGAGGTATATGATTACCTAATCCATACACTTAATACTAATAAAGGCGTTACTGTTTTATGGTCGCAAGTTGAAGGAACAACAAGTGATTATACAATTTTTTATGACTTAAATCCTTCTAAGTTAAAGAATATTGGTGTCAATGCCATTCTTCGAAAATTAAATGAACAGCCGAACAACATATCGAGAAAGTATGTTCAGGTAAAAAATGGCGTAGCGGAGCCTATTACGAGAGAAACGATGTCAAGCGTATCGCTTTGAGGCAATTCAATGGGAGGGCGATGCCCTCCTACTTTCCTTGACAAACGATATAATTTAAGTGTAATATATATGAACAGGGAGGGAATTGAATGCCAGCACCACACTTACATTTTTTGAATGAAGAATTACAACGAAAATACGATAGTATCAGTCATTCGGGTTCAGAGAGGGCAATACTGAGCGTTGCAATGCGCAATCCAGAGGTATTATTTGACATCTGCACAGAGATTGATGTCGATGATTTCACAAATACCAACAACCGAAATATTTATCAGATTATGTTGTCCATTCTGGATAACAAATACGAAAACATTGTACAAGTTAACCAAACGATTATCGGTAGCTTAGCACAAGCTTCGGGGATGCTAGATGATATTGGTGGTGTCCAGTACCTTGACGCATTACATAGAACAGATGTTGGCGAAGAAAACATTAAGTTCTTTACAGCACAGGTTAAGCAAGCTTCTATTCGCAGAGAAGCCTTCCTAAAGGCTGTTAGTGTTATTCAGGAAGCTGTCGATTGCGAAGATGAAGACGGAGATACATTCGCGGCTAGGCAGGAAGAAAAATTTCTTGATATCGTAATGAATAACAACGGAAGCGACGATATCCTTCATGTGGGAAGCATGATTGATATGGTTGTGGAAAAGCGCATGACCAATCAACGCGAGATTTTAGGGATGCCATCAGGTTTTCCTGAATATGACCGTCAAACTAGTGCGTTTGTTCCGGGACGATTGAAGGTTGTTGCGGCGGCAGCAAAGACAGGCAAATCAGCTTTTGCTCTTAATATCGCAAAACATGTAGCTATTCATGAAGGAATTCCTGTTCTGTATATTGACACTGAGATGCAAACAGAAGAACAAATTGATCGTCTAATCTCCATCCTTGCTACTGAAATGACAGGAACAATTGTTCCAGAAAGTGCCGTATCTAAAGGCTTGTTCGCTAGAAATGAGAAGATGGCACAGGCAGTAGAAGTAGCAAAAGAGCTAATTAGACATGCACCATTTCATCATATCTATATGCCAAACTTTACAGCACAAAAGGTACATAACCTAGCTCGTAAATTCCAGCGTCAACATGGTATTGAGTGGAATGGATACCAAGGCCAGTTCCTTCTAATTTTTGATTATATCAAAATGCCGGATGAGGCCACCAAGAACCCCACTGCTCAGGAATATCAAATCTTGGGCGAGATTGCTAATACATTGAAAAACCAAACAGCAGGGCAACTCAATATCCCTGTACTAGCATTCGCACAGTTGAATCCTAGAACTGTTCATGGTCAAACAGAAGTGAATAGCTCTCATATGTCAGGTTCCAATCGTATTGTTATGTATGTCAACGAACTGTCATTTCTTCGCCGCAAGACAGAAGAAGAAATTGAGCAAGATGGCGCACAGAATGGAAATTTGATCTGGAAGCTAGGGGAGACGCGAAACGGCGGTTCATATTGTGGATGGATTGACTATAGCATTCGTCATGGTGTTTGCTCTATGAAAGAGTTGCGGAATGCAGACCTTGCAAGTTAGGGAGTGGGTAAATGAATACAGTTTTATATGCTAAGAAGAGAGATAAGCCACTTATTATGATCGACCCAAGGAGCTATGAAAATGTTTGAAGAAAACACAATATATAACATGAATTGTATGTATGGGCTACCATTCATTGACGATAGCTCAATTGACTTGATTTTAACAGATATACCATATGGCAATGTTACTAGAAACGGTGAAGAGAGAGCTAGATACGGTGGTCAACTAAGAAGCATGGATAAGGGCGGTGCCGATTTAGAGACATTTAACCTTTATGAGTTCTTAGAACATTGCTATCGTGTAACATCGGGAAGTATTTATATATTTTGTGGTATCGAGCAAATGTCAGAAATATTCGCCTATTTTGACGCGAAAGAAGATATGACAGCCCGACAGTGTCTATGGCATAAAACAAATCCATCTCCTGTTAATGGTCAGCATTACTGGATTCATTCAGTTGAAAATTGTGTGTTTGCCAAAAAGCGTAGAACAACATTTAACAGGCATTGTCAACATAATGTATGGAATTTCCCTGTCGGCAGAAGTAAACGACACCCAACAGAAAAGCCATTAAAACTTTTTGAGTATCTTATCGAGAGTTCTACTAATGAGGGAGATATAATTTTAGACCCATGTATCGGAAGTGGGACAACGGCGGAAGCGGCTGTAAGGCTTAATCGCAAGTTTATTGGTTTTGAAATCGATGATAATTATTTCAATGTTGCTACTGAGAGAATTAAAGCATTGGAGGTATAGGGAGTGACAACAGCAGTGGATTATTCCGTTGTGAAAGAATTAATACGCGAAAAAATGGACCCTGTAGTTCTGTTAGAACACTATGGAGTGGATATAGCGGACAGAAATTTTCGCTATGATAAAGTCCGCTGTGCCTGTCCGCTTCATGGTGGTGATAATAATACAGCATTTTCATTTGATTTAAACACTAAGCAGTTCACTTGTTTTACGAATCATTGCGGCGAACAATCGAAAGATTGGTTCTTTATTCCAAAAGAAGGCAATGCGCCGCGAGATTTGTTCTTATTTATCAAGCTCATGGAAGAAAGAAACGGTAGAAAATGCTCATGGACGCGAGCGCTACAAATTGGTTCTGAGCTAACAGGAATCCCTCTTGACGCTACTTCAACAGCATACAACAAAGAAATGTCTGATAAACTGGAAACGCAAAAATGGATTCGCACAATGGCGAAAGTGAACCAGCAAATCGAGCTTGAAACATTTGACGAAGGCGAGATTGAAATGTATCAAGCTATGCTTCCTGCTTGTGATTATGTTAATTCTCGTGGATTCGATGACGAAATGTTGCAATTCTTTGAAGTAGGTTATTCACCAGAAGGTGTCGATGAACCGTATCGTACAAAGTTTAATGACTTCCCCGGCAGAATTATTTTCCCTGTTCGCGGACTAGATGGAAGTCTAGTCGGTTGGAGTGGGCGCTTAGCCGTAGATGACAAAACGAAAACTATCTTTAAGAAGTATCCTAAGTGGATGCACAAAATGGACTTTGACAAAGGATTCGTTCTTTATAACTTTAACAACGCTAAGCCACATGTAAGACAATCTATGGAGCTAATCTTAGTGGAAGGTGCGTGGGATGTCATTCGCCTATGGTCATATGGCATCAAGAATGTAGTTGCCGTTATGGGTTCGTCATTGACACCAGAACAGCTACAGCTAGCTATCTCTTCTGCTTTAAGAGTAAAAGTGTTCTTAGATGGTGACGGCGCAGGGAAAAGCGGAACTAACCGTATCTGCGAGCAGCTTAAAAAATATGTGGATGTATATACGATTGACGCTGGCGACAAAGACCCTGACGAAATGACCATTGAAGAAGCATACCAAGCAGTTAATTCCGCAAAGCGATATATATAAGGGGGGGGCAATATGGAGAAGCATGTCTTTGATGACGGATATGTAAATCCCTATCAAAAGGGAAGCGAAAATCACAATGCGGCATCAAGTAGTTTGTCCTTGACAAAAGGCTGTAAATCTACTATAATATAAATATATTACAAATAAGGAGAGTTATAACAATGTCTAATAAACAAGAAGAACAATTTTTTCGAATGGAATTGAAAGGAGTAGCCAAGGATGCGCACCAACGATTTCCTATTAATTTTGCCTATGGACAAAGTGGAGTAGCATATTTCAATGGATGCAAGGTCGAGGCAACAATTGAACGCGGCGGAAAAACAATTACAAATAGAATGGACGTTCAAGCTTTTGGTCCAGTTGCCGAAGAATTGGCTTGTGTTGTAGATGGAACAGAAGTTCATGTAAAAGGTGAATTTGGCAAACGCAAGAGCACCAATAGTAATGACTGGTATGATGTAGTAACTATTGATGAAATTATTAGCATTGGCTAAGGGAGAGTATGAGATGAATTTTGGTCAAGCTTTTGAAGAAGTAAAAAGAGGTAAGGGCATGAGGCTTCCACAATGGAGCTTAGATGTAGTTGTAAGAGCACAATATCCAGATGCTAGCAGCAAAATGACAGCACCTTATCTTTATGTAGAAAGTAGATTTGGCAAGGTTCCTTGGAAAGAAACAATGATTGAGCTATTTTCGGAAAATTGGCAAGTTGTAGAGTAGGAGGAATTCCTATGTTTGATGTTTCAAAAGTAAAGGCAGGAGCGAAGCTAAAGTATATTGGAAAAAACTTTATAGCATATGCTGGTGAGTATACTACATATGCCGCCGAATCTACTTATAAAAATCCAGATAGTTGTCCTGAAAATGAAAAAGGTAAGCTAGTAATTATCGAGTTTATGAATAATGGTACCCCAATGTTCTTTACAATAGACAATCTAAGACAGGAAGAATGGGAACTAGTAGAGTAAAAAAGCCAAAGGAGAGGTTAATATGCGTTATTACGCTACAGGAACGGTACGAAAGAAAGATAAACTTAGTGGGGAAGTTACTATTGTGAATGTACTGATTCCATTGACAAAGGAAACACGCACAGCAGCAGTCAATCAAGCTGAGCGCATTGCTCGACGCGATCA